GTACCCGCAAAATGGTCCTCTTTTTTTGTGAGTGATCCCACACTTAGGGCATGTCTTTAATGTCGGCATTTCTCGCTAGTTCGGTTGCGGTGCGTTAATCGCTCAGGAAATTATCTAATCCAGCATTTTGTGCTTGTAATGCTTTGGTTTGCAGTTTATTATATCTGCAATTATCAAAATGCCAACGTTTAATTGGACTCACATCACCAGTCTTTCCGCAATGTGGACATGTCACAGTTCTATAGGCTTTCATATCATTAGTTCTTGGTCCTCTCTTAAGACCTTTTTGCCTCAAGGATACTGCTTTACCAAACTCTTCGGAGCGTTTTTGTCCTATTAATTTTGAAACTCGTTTATTAATTGTTTCTTGCGATTGTTTTTTTCCCAAATTAACTTGTCTCAATTTTTCCCTAGTTTCTTCTGAAGGAGATATGCCTTTATTGGGTGCGCCACCAAATATTCTTAGCATTGTTTGGCGTCTTTTTTCTAATGTTTCTAGAGTAGGTTTTTTGCCAGGCCGTGCTTTTTTTTCATCAATAACCCATTGAGGCTGTTTTCTTCCTCTAAGTGCGTTTCCTATTTTAGTTTTTGTTTCTTCATTCATTACTAATCCACTCGCACCTTCACCACCATCGGTTAGATTTCTTAATATTCCAGTCCCAATATCTTTTCTACCATATTTGGATATTAATTCTATTTCTTTTTGAAATGCATCTTCTTCCGTCAAATTGGTGTAAGGAAATACTATTCTATCTTCGGATGGCACTTTGAGCCTTCTATCTATTGCATATGCCCTCTTACCTTTTCCTTTACCCACATAATATGGCGTACCGTCCTCTCTTAAGTACATGTAAACATAAAATTCATTCATCTTTCTTTTCACTCTTGTACATACTCATTATCCCCACAGTCAATAGGAACCACCAGGCTGACCAATCGTATTCTATGACAAGATAAGCTGTTCCTGCAAATAGGCATAGATTATATAATGCGATTATTAATACTGTGATAGGATTTACCATTTTTCTGTCCCCACGACTGGTACTACCACTTTACACATTGTACCATTGATTGCGGTATTATACTCCAAGTCAATACAATATCCAATAGCATTTTGTTTATATACCAGATTGAAATATTGTATTCCATGGTCATTTAATACTTTGGTGATTTCTTCTATATCGCTTTTGTTTAAGGCTATCTTACTCATTTAATAATGTCCTACTTTCAATATCCCAATATTTTTCTACCGCGAACCTAGCATAATCTGAATCAATATATGTACCTAGAATATACTCGGTTTCTTTGTATATCTTGGCTCCCCATATACTATTCTGAGTGCCGACCTTGTAGGATGCACCGATGATTTTACCATCAATATCATCATAATATACCCATTGAGAGTATTCTTTTTCTTGCCACTTTTTCATCTATCAATCCTTGGTGGGCTAGGGAATGCAAATACTGCTTGAGGGTTTAACTCCTCGGTATTGCTGAGTTTTTCTATAATGGCCTTGAGGCGGATTATTTCTTGCTCTAGTTCTTTCACGTATTCATCAATATCATTATTATACATAAACGTCTATCCTTTTCCCTTTGCTTGGGTGTTCAGTTCTCTTTTGATTTGCTTTCCTGACATATTCCAGATGGTCACGGTGAATCCGTTCCTGTTTGTCTTTGATTCGGTGATACTCTATTCTCTGTTGGACTTGTGATATTTTCATTTGAATTCTTGGAATATTTTTAATAGTGGATCTGGATATGGCATTGTTGCTTTTGTTGATAGGATATCCAGAATTAACCGAATATCTTCCCTCTCACGCCAGGAGCCATAGAACCAGCCTTTTACATTGGTATGACCCATAAACGTTTCAAAACCTGCTACGTAAACAAAATCTTTTCTTTCATATAACTCTGGAAATGCTTTCAATTTACGTTTTACAAAAAAATCAAATTCGGAATGTGTGCCTGTAATTACAAAATACTTCATTGATTCTTTTTTCCATACATTAATTGCATCGCATCAAATACACAATCGTCAATTGGATTATGCTTTGTAATATGTAGCTTAGAATCAAATGCTTCTACCCAGCCTGGTGTGTCCACTTCCACATATCCATTCTTGGTACCATACAGAAAATCTACCGCAGTTCGCACATCACGCCATCTAGCATACGACCAGATGTTTTCAAGACCCATTTGATCCTCAATATGGCTCAACACCATCTGATCCAAATTACCACGGGCCCATACCCAACAATTATTATCACTCTTTGATTTAGCCCATTTGCTCATTGCGGCGTGACCCAATTCAAATGGCACATCATTTGGATGTGGCTTAAATGATTTGTTCCGTGCGTTCTCGCATTGCTTGGACCACCATTCAACGGTGCCTTTGTCCACTCTCCGATTTAGTTCTTTGATTTGTTGCTCCACATCAAACTTACAAAAGAATGCGGACTCTCGCAACTGTGTGTGGCTTGGTTCTTTATCGGGATCAAAATAGATTGCGGCCATAGACAAAATCACGGCATCGGAATCTTTACCAAGAGTTTCAACATCAAATATAAACATAATCGTCCAATAAAAAAGGCTATAGTATCATTATACCATAGCCTTGGTGTGGTGTCAAGGTAATTATTTAATCTGTGACCATACCTTAGATTTGATTTGGTTTGTCAATGATTCTGGTAGATGGACATAATCCAATTCTTCGGATAGTTTCTTACCATTTTTGAATGACCAATCAAAAAACTTTAGCACTTCTTCGGATGCTTTCTTATCAACTGGATCCTTGTACATGATAATGAATGATGCTGTGGTTACAGGCCATGTATTATCGCCCTTCTGATCCACAATGGATACACCCATACCTGGTACTGAGAACCAATCAGCACCGACCGCAGCCGATGCAAATGTCAAGTCATCTGGGCTAACATACTTACCATTTTTGTTTTGTAATTGCATGAATGTCAAATTGTTTTTCTTTACATACGCATACTCAACATAACCAATAGCACCTTTCACTCTCGTTACATTAGCAGCCACACCTTCATTGCCCTTACCGCCAACGGATGAGGCTGCGGGCCATTTAACTGCGGCACCTTTGCCAACTCTATCAGCCCATGGCTTTGATACTGTTGTAAGATAATCAGTCCAATTAAATGTGGTACCTGATCCATCAGCACGGTGAACGACTGTGATATTCGTATCTGGCAATTTCTTACCTGGGTTCAATGCTTGTAACTTTGGATCATTCCACTTTACAATATCACCCATGAATACTTCTGCTAGAATAGGACCAGTGATACGCAATTCACCTGCTTTGAATCCATCAAGATTTATAATCGGCACAGTACCACCGATGATAGCAGGAAATTGTATCTGATTCAATTTATCAAGGTCTTCGCCTTTGACTGGCGCATCGGTAGCACCGAATGTAACTGTCTTGTTGTTAATCTGGCGTATACCACCAGATGAACCGATTGATTGATAGTTTAATTTAACACCAGTTTCTTTACTATAGGCTTCGGCCCATTTAGCATAGATTGGATAAGGGAATGTAGCACCAGCGCCTGTGATATCTGCGGCTGATACTGTGATTGATATAGTGGCTAATATGCTTGCAATTAGTCTTTTCATTTTGAATCCTTATAGTTGATATGGGACAACCCCATACACTTATCTAGATTTTAATGTAATTGAAACAAAACTGTCACATTTCAATTAGATTATCCTTAAAAATAGTCCATGTGTTTTCCCATGACCATTTCATTGAATGCATTGTAACATCATTCCGGTTTAATGTCAAACACTTTTCAACCGATTCGGAAAGATTACCAGATAGATATCCAGTCTTTCCAATATCTACCACATCCAAAGGACCAGCAACAGGATATGCGGCCACTGGTGCGCCACATGCCATTGCTTCAACCATTACCAATCCGAATGTTTCCCACCGACTTGGAAATACAAATACATCCGCATTTGCATACCATATAGCCAAATCTCGGCCTGTTTTAAATCCAGTAAAGATTACATCTGGATATTTCTTTTCATACTCAGCCTTCATTGGTCCATCACCGACCATGACCTTTCGTGCATTTGGATAATCCAAATTGAAAAAATCTTCTAGGTTCTTTTCTTTACTCACACGGGATACACACACCAATAAAGGCTTATCATCTTCATACATCTTTGGATAACTTGGATGAAATATCTCTCTATCAACACCACGGGTCCATGGTATGATATTTGATTTAAATCCATGGTCAAGTAAATCATTGACCATTGTGTCGGTTGTTGTTAATACTTTACCAGAATGCTTATGAAACCAACGGACATAAGCCCATGTGATAAACTCAGGCACACCAGTGAGTTTCTTTATGCCCTCAGGAAATTTAGTGTGATAAGCAGTATTATACCGATAGCCACGTTTGTCAAGATATTGTCTAGCACACAGACCAAGAGGACCCTCTGTGGCAATATGGATATAAGTTGGACATATCTCCTTAATCTTCTGGCCCATGGCCCTCGGATAGGCAATCTTGACCTCGTTGTAGCCAGGGCAATCAATGTAGCGGAAGTCCCCGGGATTAAGATAAACAAAGTTATAACCATCCAGAATCGCATGTGCCTCAATGTTCTTGTATGTCGTAACGACACCATTGATTTGGTCATCTAAGTTGTCGGTGATGATGAGAATAGTTTTTGACATTGCCCTGTTACCTTAAAACTTTTAAATTTCAATTCGTATTTCATTGTAGCCAAAACCTTTTCACAGGTTTGCTTATCATCAAATAGCATTTCTATGCGCCCAGGCTGGTCGCTTGGATTATTCGTGTGGATCGCTAATAGTATCAGTAACCACATCGTCTTTCTCCTTGGTCCATGTAATTATTTCCCAACGACCATTATGATGTTCAACCAATGCTGTACATGATTCAACCCAATCACCATCATTCATGTATGTAACGCCATTTATTTCTTTTATCTCTGCATGATGGATGTGACCACAAATGACACCATCAAACCCACGCTTCTTACAATAAGAGGCCAGATTCTTTTCAAACTGGAATATAAAGTCTACCGCTTTCTTTACTCTTCCCTTGAGATACTGACTAAGACTAAAGTACCTAAAACCAAAGCGATGCAATAACCAATTAAGTTTACTATTGAGTGATAGAACCACATCATATGCTTTATCTCCTAAAAATGCTAACCATGGTGCAAGTCTTGTAATACCATCAAATAAATCTCCGTGCGTGACAAGATAGTGTTTGCCATCTGCACCGATGTGTTCCATTTGATTGTGTATTTCTATTAGACCAAAACTAAAATTATACGGTATCATTGGTCTAAGGAATTCATCGTGATTGCCTGCTATGTACAGTACCCGAGTTCCTTTTTTGGCATGACCCAACACTCTACGTACCACGTTAGTGTGTGATTGCTTCCAACGCCATTTGTTTTGTTGTATTCTCCATGCGTCTATTATATCACCGATTAGATATAACGTATCGCATGAATTATTCTTGAGAAAATTATTTAATTTCTCGGCCTGACATTCGTTTGTCCCGAGATGCACATCGGATATGAATATTGAACGATATGTTTTGATGCTCATTCATTATGTAGATTACCGAATGGCTGAAACAAAACTGTCACATTTCAAATAATCTGTTCGGTTCGTTTCTTGTGCCCTATACCAACATCAAGTCCGAGTAAGGTGAAGCCTCGGTAGTTGTCTTCAGATTCAGCCCTAATCATTCTATTTGCCAATCCAAACTTAATATACTTAACATCTTCACTCTCATAATACTTACCATCATCGCTTG